CACTCGTTCTGTTCTTTTATATCTGTTGGTTGTGGAAGTTTCCACTTGCCTATACTTCTAGTCATCTTCACTTGTTGCTTTAGGTGGCATAAGCATAACACCACCACTAGATTCCACTTGCATCTTCTCTGTCTTCACCAAACCTGAACGGTCTAGTAATTCTTTAGCTGCTGCCATCTTATCACGTATACCTAGTTCTGTTGGGTCATACAACGCACCTGTCATAGCCATTGCAGCCTTTGGTGCATTACGTGCCATATACATAGACGTAGCTTCTAGTATCTCATCCTTTAGTCCTTTGACAATAGAAGTTGTTGGTGTGTTGTCTGCATATCCAGCAATCTTCTTTGCTTGTACTACATCACCGTTTGCTTCTTCAAAAAGAACTGCAAGAAACTTCTGCTGTCTTTCATTTAACTGTCGTGTCATGCCATCTCTCCAGTAGCCATAGCGTGAGCCAAACGTGTGCTACGTCCTTTTACTTGCCTTGCCCATCTGCTGTCTAACATCTCTTTTGATGCAGTAGCAAAGTCATTAGCATATACAGCCGCCCACATTTTTTTAAACTTCTTTAATCGTGGCACACCCATATTAAATGCCATGTCCATTAGTACTAGTTGACGTACAGCGTCTAAGCTATCCACGCAAGAGTGCGCTCGGCATAGTTCTCTTTCGACTATCTGCACGTCATTCGTTGCTAAATAGACCGCATCTTTTTCAGTTATACCATGCTCATATATAGCATCCATATTTGGTATATCCATATAATCAAGTTCTTCTTTACTTATGCCACGGTCTTTTAGGTTTCTTCCTATTCCAATAGTATC